GTGAATAATTTTTTCTCAGTAAAAAACCGTTTATCAGTTTCGCGTATTCCGTTTTGTCTCATGGCTTCTGCTCGTATTGTTTGTCGCATTTCGTTTCGTTGTGTTACGTAACGATGACCCAATGTGTTGTTGCACTTAAAGCAAATGCCCCTTAAGTTTTCTAACTCGTGGCCGCCACCTGCATCTACTGGGATGATGTGGTCAACTTGTGTTGAGGGTTGCCGGTTGCAGACGGTGCAGGTTGGTTGTTCGCGTAGTACGACGGGTCGGTTGCGTTGGTAGTCGACGTGGTCGTGTGCTCTGCTCATAATGCACTAGCGCGTCGCAAGCGACTTGCTCTCAGTTTGTTTACGCTAACCATGTTGTCAACCTTATGTCTGTTGTTTGTTTGTGGTATGTCAATCTATGTTGTGTGCAAGACCTAATGCGCTAAGCCCCCCGTCGTCTGCCTTCACTCGACACCCTAACTCTTTAGCGCATTTGCTTGACGACGTGTTACCACGTGCGTCATCTACCCACGTTGCCGTGTGTTACCAACCGCCATGCAACTGGCTTAGGTCATGCCCGTTATTTAGTTTTCTAAATGTTCTACTACTAACGCACCAACAAGTTCTGCAACCTGCGGCACGATCGCATTGCCTAATCCTTTAAGTCTGTCCACCCTGTCGGAAATCCCATTAGCCACTCGACCCACGTCGGGTTCAACTTGCCACCAATTTGCGTAGTTTCGTTGACCGCTGCTACTAAACCTCGAAACCGATTTGGTTTTGGGTTTACATTGCTTGCGTCGTCTGCCGTCGGCGTTGGCCATTTTTGCACCGCATCCGCTAAACACATACCGTGCGACGATTTGCCGTTTTTGCTTATGCGACGATTTTTGTTGTTGAATTTTGCATCCTTGTGTTCCCATTCCTGCGTTGTTGGGGTAGGCCACAATGAATACCCGGTCTCTTTTGTGTGGCGCACCAACGGCGGCTGCTGGTATGACTTGCCATTCTGCGTCATACCCGATTTCGGCCAAGTCGCCAAGAACTCGATCAAACCCCATAGAGAGATGACCTCGTACGTTTTCCATGAGCGCGTATCTAGGTCGTAATGCGCAAATGGCGTTGTGCATTGCTGGCCACAAATGTCGAGGGTCGGTTGCTCCGCCTCGTTTGCCTGCTGTGCTAAATGGTTGGCAAGGGTATCCACCGCAAATAACGTCAGGTCGTTCAATTTTACTCCAATTAACTTTTGTTATATCACCTAAGTTTGGCACGTTAGGCCAATGTTTTTTTAACACTTTGCAAGCAAACTGGTCTATTTCAGATTGCCATATAACTTTCATGCCTGCACGTTCTAAACCTAAATCAAAACCACCAATACCACTAAATAGCGAACCAACTGTCAATGTCATTGTTGCTCACCTAGTTTTAGCGCGTCAATGACTCGACTGACATCACGTTTAGTTAAATCGCCTGTTGTGTTTATCTGACGGCCAAGCACGTTACTGCAATACTCTTTTAACTTGTCTTGCGCAATGTTTTGCCCGTTAGCCAACGCACGCATCATGCCCAACTGCTTAGGCGTTGCATACTCTTGTACGGGTGCGTCAGGGAATGGCATTTCTACGTCGTGCATTGGCACAACAGGCGCTAAACGTGCAGGTGCTTGACGCTGTTGCGCTGTCTCAACCTCGTCACGCGACGCAAGCGATTTGTTAGCCCCAATTCCCGCATAAGCGAGCGCCCGTCCAATGCAATGTGTGAACGCGTTTTCGGATTCACTCAACTTAGTAAACGATGTGCGACCCGGATACGGCTCACAAGACGTGGCAATAACTGGTATCGGGTCATCAGGCGTACGCCAAATTGTTACGGTCGCTCGAATAAAACAAGTCTTGTCAGGCATCTCTATAACTTCGCGCGCTGTTTCTTGTATGCGTAATTCAGGCCAACGCTTAAACGCCATTTGCAAACGTGTTGCCACGTCAACGTAATTGTCCATTGCAAAACTCATAGTGATTGCCATATTGTTAGGCGTTGCGCGTGATCGTGTTCGCCGCCACGCTCAGCAAACGTAATCTCGCCCGTGTTCTTAATTAGGCCGTTACGTTGCGCTACCAGTAGTCGAGCGGTCATTCCTTTAGTAACTGGAAATGTCACGCCCAGTTCATACCAAACTTGGTCGGCTGTAAAGCGTGGCATCATGCGCGCCATTTTGCGTATCGCCGTATCTACCTGCATTTGTTGTTGCGGAGTCCATTTAGCGTTCGCGCTGGCTTGACTCTCAACCATTGCCACGCGCATACGGTGACGCTCGTGTTTAGTTAGCACGGTGCGCCCACCTTTCGAGTCGGCTGACCTCTGCGTCACGCTCTTTAACACGCTCGTCAAGATCGGTGATGATGCTCAACAAATATTTAATCTCTATACGTGTTTGGTTAAGTACGTCAATTAGTTCTGCGTCGTCAAGTACGTTGCGGTCATCAATCTCGTGCTGTATTGCTCGAAGCGTGCTGCGCGCTGCCAACTCCCACGGCTGACGCAACGGCACTTTGTTTTGTGTAATCTGTTCCATGACGTGTTTAAGCGCCTGGAATTGTGGGTCAGTTCTTGGGTCGATGTTCTCGGTCATCTCTTGCCTTTCGTTTGTTGGTGACTGACATTATCAGGTAGGTGTACGCCGTTAAGACTGACGCTAAAAACAGATGTTTTAGAGTGACCATGCGCGCCAGCCGTTTGAGTATCTAAAGATTGCTAAAGCGCTACGCAAATTGGTTTCTAAGTCAAACAGGTCATCGCAGGTGCCTAACAGGCCGTATGCCTGCAAGTAGCCGTTGGCGTAATACGATGACGGTTTGCACCAAAAGTAATTGATCTGCATAACGCCTGCGCTGCCGCCGTTAGGGTCGCTTGGGTTAAACGCTGCAGAATTGCACCGGCTTTCGCGGTAGGCGATTGCGACCAGTTGCGTCAGGTCTTGTTCTGCCCAGCCGACGTGTCGAGCCATGTCAAACACGGTCTGACACGCATTAGGTTGCGTTATACGCGTACTTACAATCGTTGTTGGCGGTGTAGGCGACGCTGGTTCTAAGCCTCGCCAAACGGTGATTGGCGCTGGCGCTAAATCGTCGGCTGTTGGGGCTGGCGGTGGTGTCAATATAAATATTGAAATGATGCTAATGAATAGCGATATTGCGATTTTGCTGATGAGTGTCATATTTGACCTACTTTCTCGGGTAGGTAAATAAGCCTAGACAGACGGTGGTGCTACCTGTGGGGATACCCCAAAAACGGCTTGCCAGCGCTGTTTTGCAATGATCGGGTCGTTGGCAACGTGCGGGTCAATTTCCACGTGATACCAATCAGCAATCTCGACGCTAGGTAGCGGTTGCCATGTGCCCCGATCGCATTTCCATGACCGTTGCATTGCGTAGTCAATCACAAGTTGTATGCCCAAATGATCTGCGTTCTCTAAACACTTAACAATAAACGCTAGTGACGCTTTGCGGCCGTCTGCTTTGCCAAGCTTCTTTTGGTTAAGCCAACGGTATGACAAGTCCATTGCCAGCCCTCGAGCATGGTTAGAGATCGTGCCGGGTCTATTGCGTACGTCGCGCACTACCCATGTGCCGTTATTCCACAAACTGCCACCGCTATGCAAACACGCAAGTCGCGCCCACTCTGCCGTGCCAGCCAACGCAGACTTTACGACTGGCTGTTGCGTAACTATGTAAGCGCGACTAGGCATTGTTATTTAGTTGGTTTTTTTATGCCGTTAGACGCAACAATGCCCGACAACGTGCCAGTCAAAAACACAACAATGGTTGACATTAAATCTATAAATGCTGCGTCGTTTGGTGCTTGTTTTTCAGGCTGACTAACAAACAACAGGCCGTAGGTCATGCCCAAAACTATCGTGCTAAAAACTATCGCCAGCAATACGCCGACCGTGACAATCATGCGTGCATGTAATTCATCGGCTGTGTATCTGTGTCGAGTCATGGTGTGATGCCGCATCGGTCAGGCACGTTGCAATTATCTAGCGTCATGTTTTTGACCCGTGACTTAACGGTAAGTGTGTTGTCGCGTGTCGTTTCGCAAGCCGACAAGATCACCAGTATTGCCAAACTAGCCAAATAGTGCGGCGGCTTCATCTACTGTTAGTCCAAGTTTGTTTAAAACCGCTTGACGTGTCGCAATTTTTGCGTTTGCTTCGGCTGTTATTTCTGTTTGCACTTCTGCCCACAATCCGTCAAGTTTGGCTTTTGTAGGTTTTGTGCTGTCATCAAGCCAAATCAAACCTTCGTAATTGTCGCCGTTCAAAACCCATTGTTTAGTTGCGTAACGACGAGTCAAAATTGTTGCGTAGTCGATCATGGCGTTACCTCAAGAACAGTAATACTGCTAATACCTCGCGCAATATAAGAACTATTACCATCGGCATTTCCTCTGTTTACATACACGGTTATTGTGCCGCCTGTTGCGTGAGAAATATCTACTGAATAAGTTGTCGCCGATGTTGTTGCTGGACTATCTAAAAATGCCATAGAAACGCCGCGCAAACTTTCACCAGCGGCCGTATTTACTCCTGTGCCAATATTGCCGCTAGTTACAACTTGACGACTGCCGGCCGCAGTACCAACACCTACAGCTGTAGCGCCTCGCTTTAACGTGCAATACATACCTGATTGATCGCTTGTGTTGCCTGTTACTTGTGCAATTATTAAAACTTTATTGCTTGCAGATGTTGGCGTGATTGAAACCGATAAACCCGTAATAGCGGTTTGCGTGCCTGTTGCAACGCTTGCCGAAAATGTTGTTGTTAATGTTGTGCTTTGAACTTGCGCAACGGCGCTTGCACTTGCCACCGATTGCCACGCTGCACCGTCATAATATTGCGTTGTGTTAGTTGCTTCGATATAAGCAAACTGACCCTCGGCAAGCGTCTTTTTACCAGTACCACCAAACGCTGCGTCGCGCGTAACCGTAGTAGCAAAAACAGGTACGCCCGTATTTATCTGCGTCTGTTGCACGGCCGTCAAAACTTGGCCTGCTGTAAATACTGGTACTGCTGTCTGCGCGTTTGCACCCATAATTGCCTACTTTAGCCTAAAACGTTGTCAGCGTTTAGGATACCAAACGACAAATCGTCAAGTATCAACTCGTAAACAACAATAGTTGGCGACGTGTAATAAGTAACGCTATGCCCGGTATTGACGCTGATCGTCATTTCAATGCCCTCGACTGCCAGTTCCTGTGCAAGTTCAGTCGTTGTTACCCCAGACACAAAAGTTTTTTCAATCGTGATCGTGTCGCCCACGTCAATCACGGTTACCGTGTCACGTTGCGCGCTAGTCAACAAAGCAAACGACGTGGATAGTGACGTGTACCGTGCCTCAGGTTCAGGGTCAAGCAAATAAACCGCCAAGTTAAGCGCCGCGTCATCGCTGTGCAAAAGACTGTTAGTGATGCTGTAAGTCTGCACAAAATACTTTGTTTGACTACCAGCATCGTCAGCGACTTGCGGGTTGTTACTGCCAAGTATCTGTACAACTGCACGGTTAGTTACCTGATCGGCTTCAAAAGTTATGCCTACGCCGTTGTACGGAATGTTTGTGCCGTCGTCATGAAAATCTGCTACCGACGGTGTGAGCGTTGTACCTAGTCGAGCGTCAAACGTCAAATCGCCGTCACGCGACATAAACAGGCGACCCTGCTCAGCCTCGTTTACGTCAGACAAATAGCCAAGCACGTTTGTGCCTTGTGCGACCGTGAACGCCGCCGCACCGCCAAGCGTCTGTGTACCCGTAGCAATGTCACGCGTTAACGCTGGAAACGCAACCTCAGGCAAGTCAAGCACGGCCGTGACTCGAGCGCTAGACAATTCCTCGCTGACATTGAACTCGTCTAAATAAGTTTGTGCCAACAAATAGAAATCGTCTGCACAAAACACGGTCACGGTGTCAAGACCGCCAAGCGCAAAGTTGTAGGAATAATTTACAATCACGCCGACAAACAAATATTCTTTGACGTTCGACGAACTGTAACGCGATAGGCGCACTCGACGCATAGGTGCAAGACCCGGTTGCGCCAACGCTGTGTCGTAGTACGGACTGTTCTCGTCAAACGGGTTAAAAATACCTGTCGTGTCAAGCATATTAAATGACATAGTGCCAGCACTAAATTGGTCGCCTTGATCGCGTCGCCCACGTTTGACCGTAATGCTGTTTACGCCGTCAAGCACACTTGCATAATCTGTCGTACCGTTTAACACGTAAGTCGTATTATTTAGCAAACCTGCAACTGGGTCGTCAAGCAAAAATGCGTCTTGCACAAACCCTGTATCAATCTCTAAGTCATAGTTGCCACTAGCGACAACGGCTGTACCTGCCATTACGACGCAATCTGTAAGTCAAGTGGCCCGTTAGTGCGCTGGTAGGCCAGCAAACTGTTCAACACGCTTTGCCCGATCTCGGCGCTAGTTGACATACCGCCAGTCACGTTGATCGTCACGTCACCGCTACCGCGCGCTGCAATGCGCTCAGCGTTACCAAACGTTGTTAAAGCGCCTTGTATGGTCACTAGATTGCCACCGCCACCAATACCGCCACCGCCGCCACCGCCCCCGGCTCGACTACTGCCACCGCCAGCGCCACCAGTAATCGGACTAATCAAACTAGGCATACTTGGCAACGCAGGCGTGATACTGCCCGTGCCACCCTCTCGAGCCTGAGCGCCGCTAGTCGCACCACCACCCGAACCGATACGACCCAAGTTAATTGTCGGCAACGTACCAATATCTGTAAACGGGTTTATTAAATTCATGCCTTGAATAATTAAGTTAATTGCACCAATAAACGAATTAGCGAACAATTCAAAACCAGCAATTAAACCGTTTAGCACCGTGTTGACAACGTTTCTAAAACCTTCAAATTTTGTGTACGCAACTGCAAGACCCGTAATAAGCGCAGCAATGCCAACCGCAATAAGCGTAAACGGGTTAGCGGCCATAGCAAAATTAACTGCCAAAATTGCCGTAGCAATAGCGCTGATCGTGCCGGCAACAAACAAAAATGTTTGAGGGTTTTTTTGCGCCCAGTCAGCCATGCTCTGCAAATATGGCAACACTTTTTGCAACACAGGCAACAAACCCGCACCAATGCTTTCCTGTGTTTCAGCCAAACTATTTTTTAATATCTTAAATTGACCTGCAGCGGTGCTGGCAGACTTTGCGGCCGCGCCACCAAAATTGTCGTTCAAGGCCATCATCACCGTGTCGAGTGACGCACCGTCTTTAATCATGCCCTTCATCTCAGGCGACAACGCTTGCAAACCTTTCATATTGCCTGCATACGCTTTTGCCAACGCATCGCTGATCGTTGCTAGATCGTTGCCAGTTGCAGCCGAAATATCTTGTGCAAGTGTCAGCGCGCTAGTCGCTTCGCCAACGTTTTTTGTACCAACAAGTAACGCTGCAAACGCTGGCCGTAACTCGCTGTCAGCCGTACCAGTTGCCCTCGACATAGCCGAAATCATGTCCTCAGTCGCTGCAACAGTTGCGTCAGTAGCGCCAACAACGTTCTGCATTGTGTTAGCCAAGATCGCTTGTTGTTGTTCGTCCTCGGCTGCCGCTTGAGCCGCCAAGCCCAACGCACCCGCAACCGCCGTCAAAGCCGCTGCCGCAGGTATCGCAGCCTTTTTAATAGCAAACTGTGCCTTCTCGCCAACAGTCTCTAGTTGTTGAAATTCTTTAATTGCTTTGTCAATGCCTTTGCCGTCAAACTCGCTGACAATAGGTATAGATAGCGCCATGACTAAATCTCGCTTTGCACAACGCGCATAGTTTTAGCAATCATCTTTGTCATCTCAGCTTCAATACCGCGACGCGCTTTATACACAGCCGGGCCGATCAGTCGAGTGCGACCAGCGCTAACAAAACCTAACGCGTTACCTAACCTGTTTGAGTTAGCGCGACCAGCCGTTTCAAAGATTGCTGCCGCTGGGTCTTTTTGCTCAATGAGAATTACGCCGACCGCGTTACGTCGAGTGTCAAAACGCATACGCACGCCGCTAATTGCTTTGGCTGTTGTAAACGGAAATAGTTTGCGATCACGTTGCACCCAGTTGTAGCGCATACCTGATAGCGGTAATTCTTTGTACACGGCTTTGCCTGCCTGTATTGCTGGCTGTGCAATAGCCGTTGCGTCTGCTTTAAAATCTTTTTGCAACTGCGGGTCAATTTTACGCAAAGAGTTAATCGTCTGTTTAACCCCGACAATTTCAATAGTTGTTGATGCTGGCATTGCGCTACCTCTTTTGCTTATTCAATAGCGTAATCACCGTTATCAGGTCGCGCGTGTCAAACTCGATTGTCGTAGGCCAATACCCTGTTGCGACTAACAGTTCTGCTAGTTGCCGTCGGTAACTGCCTACGCCGTATGGTTTGGGTCTGTCTCGTCTATTGCCTCAATTGTCATGTTTGGGTTTTCTTTAACCCAGTCACGATATGTTGCAGGCATTTTTTGGCCGCTAAGTTTTAGCAAGTTGTATGCCCAGCAAACTAAATCGGTGTAGCCGATACCTTTGCCGTCACTAATTTTGCGACCCTCGGTTTTTTCCCACTCGCAGATAACAAACATATTTGTTGTTAACTCGACTGGCTGTACGCCGTCTTGTAGATCAACTTTAAGTTTTAATCTCATTGCCTTGTCCTGTTCTCGGCCAGTTGTGGCGCGTTAGTTTTATGGCGTTACGTCAGCGGTGTATGTGCCACCCATAAGTTCAATATCGTAGGTCGCCAACTCGCCCAAGTTTGCGTTCATTACTGGCAATGCGCTTAGAAAAGTGTTTGTTAATTCAAAACCAGGGTTTGTTGCGCTGTCGGCTGCCGATGTCGGTTTGACCTTGATATAGCATTTTGTGCCGACAAGTGGCGCAAGAATTGCGTAACTTTCCGACGCTGCGTATGACGCGTACAAAGTCAACGTCGCGCTGTTTGATTGCAGGCCAGCGGTGTTCGTACGTGCAGTCGAGCCGAACGCGGTGTCCTCTAACGCCTCAACAACGTAATTAACGGTGACTGCCGAAACTTGATCGGTGATGTCAACGGCTGAACCGCTGGCTGCGCCGATAGTAACGGTTGGGTTTGAAAGATAGGTGCTAGTTGCCATTGTGATTACTCCTTAGGTGTCTGTAATAGTTTTACCATACCGCAACGATATGCGTGTGTATGCTCACGCTGTTTGCGCTTGCACGCCAACCGCTAGGTCATAACACGGATACTCTTGACCGCCAATTTCAAGCGTGCCGGGTCTGCCTGACATAACGATGACGGCTGAGCCAAGCACGGTTGCGCTGATTTGCAAAATCTCGCGTAACACGGGAAGCCCGGCTGGGCCGCTGCCGACAACTTTGATCGGAAAGTCAACGCGCACAATGTTGCCGTTGCCAGCGATTGTTGTAAAACTTAGCGCTTGTATGTAAACGCAATTAGGAACGAGACGTGTTGGGTCATTGACCACCCTGAGGCCTGTAACGGCTGTGAGCGTGGCTGTGAGATCGTCTAGCGCCTCGTTCAACAGGTCTGTGTACGGTGCAGGCACTATGCCACCGCTGGTCGGTCAATACCTAACAACTGTTTAACGATCGGTGTCATTGACTGTTGCGGTGCTGTACCCATGTTGTCAAACGACGCAAACACGTTTTCAAGACTGCCTCGACTACGCCACAACGCCGCCGCGTACATGATTGTGCCGAGCGTTACGTCACCGCTGGGCGACGTGCTTAATGAGTCGTTGTATCCTGCCTCAGCTCGTCGGCGACTACAAAATTGGTTCGAAGCCGATACGGCCTGCGTAGCCAGCGTGTAATCGTCTGACGGGTTAGTGATTGACACGCCAAGATAAGTGACTAAATTTGCGACGGTGCACCAACCACAGGTAGGTGTGTAACTTACGGTTCCGGAATAGATTGCAACATACTCAACATTGCTACCTGTGCAAGCAAACAATAGTTGATTAGCGCGCGGTACGTTCTCGTCAAAAATCCATTCGCCAGTTGTGCTGTTAATGCCTGTGTATTCGTATTGTGGGCATGACAACACGGTGAACGTGCCGTTAAACGGTGCGCCAATGCTTGCGACAACGATTGAGTCGCCAACTTGTATGTCGGTCGGTTCAAGCGTTGCAATGCATGCGTAATTACTTATTAACTGTTTTGACGCTGTTAGGTAGGTCGCCATAGCGGTTAGACCGCCTTTCGACTAAGCCTGTGTAATTTTTTGGATCATGCTTGAGTTGGCAGCAAATGTGCAGAAGTAACCGTATGTGGATACTTGACGGGTCAAAGTTGCTGGCGCGTCAATGCTCAAAATTCCTTGTTGCGCTTCATATATTTCAAAGCCAGTTGATTGCATTATGACCATAGTTTTGGCGGCGAAGTTGTTATCCGCTACTAATTTCAACCCAAGTGGACCGTATGGTTGTTCGTTTTGTGGTCCGAGTTGTGTGTTGCCTACACCAATCGAGTTAACACCTTGTAAACCAGGTCCGCCATAGTTTGCAAACAATGGTCGGCCTGTTGTGTCAGCCAATTTCATAATTAAACCCCATGTTGCAGGGTCGACAAACATGTGATCTGGCAAATAGTTTGTTGCTGCGAGTGTTACGACTGCTGCGTCATAGATGCTTGTAAACAAGTCTGCTGCTGTCAAATCCCATACGCCAGCCGATGTTGCTGCAGCCAACAAGTTGTCTGCTGCCTCGTTGTCGGTTGCGATCATGTATTCGCCAAGCATGTCATTGATAACAATTTGTAGCGCTGCAGGGTCGGTGAAGTCGAGTGTTTGGTAACTGATATTCTGCGTCGCACCAAACGTCTTTTTTGTAACCGTGTTGTTTGCGATCACCATTGTTGTTGCCGACAATGACGAACCTTCGGTCTGCGCTGCAGCCGAAGTGTGTGTCGTAATTGTTGGGCGATTAAATGTTGACGACGGTGTTGACGGCATTGCGCGCGCACCCAACGCGGCGACTACTGGTCGCTTAAAGTTGATGTCTTGAAAGACTGGCCCAAGTTCAACTTTTGTAAGCAAGCCAGGTACTGATGTTAAGAATTCGTCGCCTGCTGCTGCTTCGAGTGGCGATTTGTGCCAGTTGCGATAGTCAACAAAATTTTGTTGTGCTTTTTTCCATTTGTCGCCACCTTCGTAGAACGCGGCCATGTATTCCCAACGATTGATTAAACGCGGCTCACGCTTTGCTTCTGCAAATAGTGGCGTTGGTGTGATCACTTCCGGCGTTGGTACTGATGCTGTTACTGGGGCTGTTACTTCGCTCATAATTTTCTCCTGTGTAGGTATAACTTCATTTAACACTATCTTTTCGGGTTCTTGTGGGATACTCGCAGCGACTTGGGTAATGACTGACCCTGCAAACGCTGGCTGGCTTACTAGCGATAATTCAAGCCAATCAGCCGACTCAATAAGCATTACGCCGTCTGCGTCGTACTTGAATTGCAACGGTGCGACACCGACCGACACTTCGCTGATCGTGCCGTCGCTGGCCAACACAAGTGCCTCGTCGCCAAGCCTTGTGGCGCTTACTTTTGCAACAAACATCATTGCGTCGCCTGTATCGACACGTTCAATTACTTGGCCAATAATTTGATCTGATTGGTGCTGCATATAAAGTTTTGGTTTACGGCCAGCGGTTGACAATGAACCCGGCAAAAATTTTACTTGTGTGCCGTCTGAAACTGTCGCGGTGACGTTGTACTCGACTGCGACACCAGAGATTGTCCGTCGTTGTGCGCCGTCTGCGGCTGCCGCGTCAACCGTGATTGACATAGGGGTAAGTCTGATCATGACGGTAAGCCTATATTAACTGTTTCGTCAATTTGTGGCATCTCGTCTTGCATTGTGTACTCGGCCGATAGATAAGACTCTGAGTCAAATTCTACATATGTCCCGTTTGGCAAAACGTTGTTCATACTTAACGTTGACGCAATGCACTCGGCATACGGTTTTACACCAAAACTCCACAAGTCAAGTCGTGCGCCTTGATTGCTGACATATGAATATCCGCCGACCGAAATTCCTGCTAGGTAACTAGGGATATTGGTGAGCCTGCAAAGGTCAGCGGCTTGGAATTGTGCGCTGTCAATTAACAACATTTTGTCGGGTGATGTTTGGGTTTCTGTGTAGGTAACAAATTCGTTTAATGCGGCTGTTTGGTTTGTTTCGCGCGCAACATTAAATGACGCTGCAAGATCGGCTAATTCTTGACCGCTTAACGGTTCGCCGCCAGTTTGACGCAAAATGCCTGCCGGTATTGCCGACGATGCGTTGCGATAACGTGCCGCTTCAAGTTTTAATGCTGTTGCAACCGCTTGCGCTGACTGGTAAACAATGCCTTGAATTGGCGACAAGAATTGCACAACGTTTGTGCTGTCAAGTTTTTCGCCAGCAAAATACAGTTCGTTAGACGGCCCAAAAAATACTGGCCCGGGCTGGTCGCGTCGAGTTACGTTTGCAAATGGCAGACGGTCAAATGATGCTGGGTATCCGTCAGCGGTGCGACTGGTGATGTATAGATACGCCGCACCGTAAAAAAATAAATCATCAAAAAGCCAACTGAGTAAAAAGTTATTTGAAACGTTTGGCGATATACGACGCAACCATGATCGCGGTGCGATATAAACTTTTTCTAATTCGTTGCCGTTCCAAATTTCGTTGTACATACGCAAACCCATGCAACCGATAACGCTTGCCATAAGGTCTCTTGAGCGCGAAATAGTTGGCACGCTGATTGCATTATTTCTTGCCGTGCCTTCGACATACTGGTAAAAACGGCCTACAGAATTAGCGCCACCGTAGCCACCAGCGGCAGCTGCTTTAGTTGGCTCAGGCGATATAGCCGCTTTTTTTACTGACCTGTTAAAGATTGCCATTGGCTAAGTATGCCACGCGTATCTGTTGCCCGTGTTGATAGGTGACCGCCGCGAACGTAACCGAGAAAGCATAGGTAAACGACGGCCACCCGTTTTGCATACTAGTGACTAGCCACAACGATCATAGGTTTACCTGTAGCTGTAGGTCGGCTTGCAAGTGCGGCGCACCAAACCAAACAGCGTGCTAACTCGATCGGCCCGGGTGATCGCTGGCTAGATAGTGCAATGCTGTTTTGACTGCGTACTGCGACGGCGCGTTGTACGTGTTCGGCAAGCATGTTTTCGCCTGTATGCCAAAGTAGTTTTTCGTGGATCATTGACTTGATGCGCGGCGTAAATTTAAGTATCTCGCCGTAGCCGACAATCGCACGCCGACGCTCAAGCGCTAACGGCCAATGAATATCTATAGACGGACTAATAGCAAATTTGATTGCCGTGTTTTTGGCTAGGCGCTCTACGTGTTGCAACATTTCGTCGTATGTGTCGCAGACAAATTCAACGGTGACGACGGTGCGCCGATCGTCAAGCACTACGGCTCGAGTGGCAAAATATCGGTCGTCGGTCAGACTGGTTTCTATGGCGACTGTGCCACCGTCGGGCATCGGGTCTGTGTACTCCAACTCAGGCCACAGACCGGGGGAAATCCATGATCGGTCTGAGGCAACCCATAGGTTGCACGATGCTCGTAAGAAACTAGCGCGGTCAGGGTTCTCGCTCTCAGCCTCAATAGTTTTTAAGGTCAGCGTTTTGCCTAATGCTGGGTTAGCCCAGCCCCACGCGCGACTGTCCATAGGCGATATGTCAGGCGGCGGCGACCACTCCGCAAAATACAAACTTGACGGCTCAGCACGGTCAATAGATCGCAACCCCTGTTCGCGCCAACGTTGCATTGCGGTGCTTGCCTCTGTGCCAGCCGTTGACCATGCGCTTAGCAATGGCGAACGTCGAGCGCGCTGCGCTGGCAGTAAACCGCCGTCAATAACCGTTGAGCCAATATCCCAAATCTCGTCAGCCACGATCAGGTCGCAAGACATACCGTGACCGACACTTGAATTGGCTGCACGAATAAACCATTTAGACCCGTCAGGCATAGTCACCTGATTACGGCCATAAGACCGCATAAGTTTTGCACCGAACCGCAATGAAAGAATGTCGGCAAGTTTGTCGTAAAGCATTACGGCGAGGTCAAGACGGTGGGCGGTAGATAACACGGTTTGCGGTAACCCCCGGTGCTTAGGCATCTCAGTCAGCCACCAGCCGACAAGCGCCGTCAACGCAACCGTCTTACCGTTTTGTCTAGCCGTGCTGACCATTGACATACGGTGCAAAAAATCCCCGTTGCCGTCAAAAAGAAGTTGACCGTCAATTACTCGCTGTTGCCACGGCATCAAAGTTAAACCAAGATGCTGTAAAGCCCAGCCCCCCACCTCAGACCCAAACGACCCTGACGCATCAGGCCACACAGTCTCCAGTCGAGGCTGATCTCGGCCAGTTACCGCCAGTTCAGGCTGGTCAAGGTCATTTGAGATAATCCTGAG